TGTACTAATAGTAAAAGCTTCTCACCGTCATAGGAGTTATCGTCTGTGTTCTTCCAATCTATCGTAGTGTCAAGGCCATCCATTCCTGTCTCGTCAATGGTCGACATATTCTTCTTTGTAATTTTAGATGCAGGAATCCTAAATGCTAGCTCCGTCTTTGGTTTATCCATACCATCCTGTATGGGTTTGAAAAAGAATGGAAGCCTCTGTGATATAGGAACCACTTTATCTGTAAACATTTTCTTGGCATCACTACCCGTCTTTGATAGTATACCTACACGTGAGTCTCTAGCTAGTGTACCTGTATTAACACACTCAGATGAGCTCATAAATGAGAATCCTGAACGTCTAATCTTTAGATAGTCTAAACCAAAACAACGCTTGTCAGCCTTACAGGCTTCCCAATACATATATAGTATCCGGTTAGCCTCTCTAAAGTCGGGATATCCCACATCAATATTGGTCCATTGTAGATACATATAGTGAGCTCCTGTGATATAGGTGGGTATACCGTTGTTCATAAACCAATATCCCTCCTCTCTTCTATCGAACTCTTCCTCTATGTAATCAACCCACTTGCTTTTAAACTCAGATGGCATCTCGTTCCACTGAAATATTGATTGCATTCTTTCTAGTGCTTCAGGTATATCCTCTCTCTCCCAATAGTTTTTTCCTTTTGATATTTTTTCAGGGGGCTTTGGCAGGGCGATACGAAGTCCGTTTATACTAACAACTGTATCAATCTCTCCTGACTTAGATATTACTACTACGTCATACTTCTCGTTATACCCATACGACCAACTGCGTACACGGTTCTTGTTCTTAACAACCTTTGATGGTATGTAATCTTTTAGAACACTGAATAAGTTATTTTGACCTTCGTTCTGCAAATCCTTGTTTAGTATCTATCTTTGTCTCGCCTCTCTCTGAGACATCTATGTTTCTTTTCTCGCCCTCTATCTTTGATAGTATCTCGAATGCATCAAATATAGCTAACTTTTTCGTAGCGGCAGCATTCTTTAATCTGTCTGCAGCTAGCTCATCGTCAGGATTAGGCTTTATAATGTTCTCCTTGGCAACCTTTATTAACTGCTCAACGGCTTTCATACCTGCGTTTATAATCTGAAGTTTAATATCTTTTGTATCCATTATAGCTTTATTGTTATCTGATGGTCATACATCCTGTATAACTTCTCCCCATCCACATTAAACTCATACTCGCTATCAGGCTTAAAACAAATCCTGTCTCCCTTATTAATACCTTTAGATATAAGGTATTCATTTGGATACACCATCTCACCCATCAAAGGTTCCTCCGAGAACGGCTTAAACATATACGAGTCCTCTGCAGGTATAGGCTTAACAAAGCAGTATCTATCATATGAGTACCACTCTCCGTCATGGCTATACATGAAGAACTGCTCCTCATCTATAAAGAAAAGGTCGTCCTTAAAAAAGCTCTTACCACTTTGTTGACGGCCCTTCATATCGTTGTAGAACTTAAATACGTTGTGATGTACCAATAGGGTGTCATCCTTCTGTATAGGACCTTCGTATCCTAGTGGCGTTTCGATGACCTTGGCATAGCGAGTTGAGAACTGATGGTCTTCTTCTGAGGTGCTTGTTATAAAATCAATTCCCCCTATCTCTTTTGTGTTGTCATATCGCTTGCCGTTTTCTGATTTAGTTATAAAGTAAAACGGTGACTTCATTTAAAAATTTATATTGTACTCGATTGAAATTGGCATTGTATGTGTGAACTCTTTCCACATCATTATCTCGTCTCCCTGCTGAATCCATATCTTTATAGATTCGCTCTCAGGATAAAATTTTATTAGATGGATTGTGTACTTAGACCCTAAGACCTCTTGACCTACAATGTAATGCATTGCACCACCCTTATAGTCGGGTCCTATAGATATCTTTCTAATGTCCATTACACTACGATTCTAAGCTCTCCTGTTGCTGTCTTGTAAACATCATTAGCAAGAAGGCCGCCTGCGAGGGCTGCCACATTGTCAGCGTAAGTTCCTAAAGCGAGTAACTGAATAGTGTCTCCCTTTAATACGGTAGAGCGAAAAATACCTGTTAGGGTTACGTCTTTAGTAGCTGTATTCCCTGCATCAACAACCTGCTGTAATGTTTTATCAATATTAGCTCCAATCACTGTGGCTAAGTCGCTAACTAAAAAGTTCTTTGTACCATTAGCAGGAGTCCCTGCGGTGTTAGTTCCTATTAACTTATCTGTTAATACAACCGGGCTTGAGTTTGAATACGTACTTATCTTTGACATCTTAATCCTTTTTTTCTGATACCTCTCCTGTCTGTAGGTTTATGACAGCATCGGCTCCATATTTTTTTACTAGTTCTTCTTCGTGTGTAGCAAAATGTTCTTTCAATACATCGAGCTTCTTTAACGTGTCGTACTTCTGTAGCTCAATACTTGCTAAGTTCATTTTGGTGTTGTTGAACTCTGACTGCAATCCTTGCAATACAGTAAGTTCCTTTTCATCAAGTTTCATTCTATTTAATTTTATTTCTTACAAAGATAGGAATTATTTCTTTCTTGTCTTCTCAACTGTTCTACCACCAAAGTATGCAGCAATAACAGTAATCAAAAGAACCTGAAGAAGGTCTACCCAATTATCCTCAACCTTAAACTCAATCTGTCCTGCGTCAATAAATATCAACAGCATAGTGTTGAAAATTAAAAACATCAAGACCAATGGACGTACGTTCTTAGACAGCCAAGAGTCAGAGTTCATATCTGCTCTCCATCTCTCGGTGACGTTCTTCTGCATATCAGCCTCAGCGTCTATTAGAATCTTTGCCATCTCCTTCTCAAACTCTGCCTTCTCATCTTTAGTTCTTACGAATCGGTCTACCAATCCGCCAACCTTTCCGACTACATCTGTTCCTTTACCGAACAGTCTCATTAAAATCTCTTTCATTTGCTTTCTATTTTATTTATCATTTCAGTGTGAATCTTTGCAACTCTGTCTCTTCCCTCCTCGCTTAAAAGAATATTCTTACATTCTTTCTCATTAGTCATAAAGAAGTTCTCAGAGAGTACAGCGGGCATAGCAGTGTGAATAAGAACGTAGAAGTTTGATTCCTTATCTACGTCACCATCCGTTGTGTCCTTACGCATCTTATATCTTGGGAACTCTTTCTCTGCCTCTGCATATAGAGCTGTAGCTATAGAGTCTGACTGAGTCTCTCCCGGAGATGTAAATACCTCCCACCCATTTGCGGACTCATCACTAAACCCATTTGCGTGTACGCTTATATATATACAGGGCTTGTCTGACTCACGATAAACCTCGTTAGCCAACTTGACTCTTGTTGATAGAGGCACATCCTCATTGGTGTCAACCAAGTTAATGTAGTCTATCTTATTCTTATCGCAATACTCAGCAATACGTTTTACTACAGCACGATTAAACTCACCCTCAAANAGCTGAGTGCCATCGTCCCAAATAGGACTACGCTTTCCGGCTGTCTGATAGACACCGTCAATAATGCCTCCATGACCATTATCAAGAATCCAAACGTATTTAGAATTACTCTGTAACGGCTGCTTGCAGCACGGACATAATTTTCCCATAATCTATTATTGAATTTCATAGAGACGTTGTTCCATAGTCTGAAGCTGTCCTTTGATTTCTCCAATCTCAGCTTTTATGAACTCAATCTCATTGGATGTCTTTATGATTGCCGCATCAACCTGAGTGTCTCTTGCAGGTAAACGCTTGGCATCCTCAACCTCTGCGTGAAGTTGAAAGTACATACTAACAAATGTAGCCACGAGTCCCACAATAAACAAAAGGTTTTTTGGTGATAGATTAATTTTTGTTTTCTCGTTTATCTGTGACATCACTGTGTTATTACATACTTAATACTAATGTTGTGTGTATATGTTGAATAGAAGTCTACCAAAGTGCAACAATATTTGTGGATGTAGTTCCTGTTGCAAATACTTTTATGACTTGAACAGGTATAAAGCTACCCGCAAGGACTCCTGTAAATGTTACGTCATCACCACCTGCCGTGGTAACTTTAACATCACCTGCCACGCCAACGTATAGTACGCAACCATTGTTCGGAGTGTCGTAAGATGCATATAAATCATAGGCTGCAGCCGGAGCTATACCGGGAGCGGGAGAAATACTTAACTGAGTTGAACTATCAACCGCTGTTACTGTAGCTGCATATGCTCCGCTATAATTATATATAATATCCCCAATCTTTACTCCTCTGTTCACAA